AGGTCGTCGGCTGAATTGTTTAAGTGATCCCGCAGTCTTTTTCTAATCTGCTCCTCAAAAGACTTAACTTCCCCTACTTGTATGTATGTAGACATTTAGTTCTCCTAGGTGGTAGGTGGCTTTGACTTGTCTTGTCGTAACCGCGCCATGTCTACCCCTAGACGTACTCCCTCAGCCTCAAAGCGCCCTTTCATATCTTCTTTGGCCTTGGCAACTTCTATACCCAACCGAGCGCCTTCAATCTCGGCTTGAGCCTTGATACGCTCCTCCTCAATGCGGATCTGATCCGCTTTAGCGGCGGCGTCCGTTGCGTCTTTCTTAGACTTTCTTTCAATTTCCGCTGCTTTTAGCGCCAACTCCTGCTTCTGGATCTGTGTGATCGGGTCATTGGCAGCGATCTGAGCCTGCTGTGCCGCAATCTCGGTCTTACTCTTACCCAACACCAAGTCAGAGGCTTGGGCCGCGACACGGGCCAACTCAACCTCAAACTGCTCAGGCATCTTCATATCAGGCGGCGGCAGGGCAACACCCATAGCCTCCTCCATACGCTGGCGGTAGGCAAACGCCAAGTGCTCGGCAATATGTGCCTGTGCTGCGGCTTGGATACGGGGGGCTGCTGGGTTCTGCCCAATCATCTGTTGCATCAAAGGATCTTGTAATAAGTTCATATGAACCCGGATATGGGCTTCGTGATCCTGATAAATGAAGGCTTTCAGCGGTTTTAGGTTGATTGCGTTCATGTTTTCCGTGATGGGATCCTTTGGAACCTCATCTTCAGCCGTCGGAATCAGTTTTGCGACGTTTCGTACCCCCAAAATCTCCAACATCTGCCTATGTAACTGCGCCATGTCGTATAACTGGGGTGCCGTTTGGGCTAATTGGAGGGCTGCTTGGTACTGAACCACCCGCTGGGACATTGTTGCCGCATTTGGATCGGAAACAGGGATGATTTCTGTAACTTCGTAGTCGCTTCGGGTCGCCGGAACCATCTCATCATCGGTTTGCGGCTCATATTCGTACTCATCGGGGGCAAATTCGGCAATTATTGCCGCCAAAAGCCCAAATTCCATCTTCATCGAGGCATGTAGTCGAGCCTGAACGGCTGACATCACCTTTAAAGATCTTTCTAGCAGGGCCAATGTAGTCCCCACCGGTGTTTCCTTGTTTACGTCAGTGATCTTTAGTTCAGAAACGGCGGCAAGACCGCGCCCCTGATCAACGATCCTATCCATAAGAGCCAATAGCACCTGACTTGGCTCTTTGTAAGGCAAGAAAGCGATGTTTTCGCTGATTTTCCCGCTTGCAACGTCTACATCTCGGAACTCTCCCGGGGAGATCGGGGTGTCATCACCCTTAATCCGCAGTCCACGGGTCTTCAAGCCACCCGGCAAGTTCGCCAAAGTGCCCGCATCGACAAGTTGACGAAGTATAGAAGTGCTGGATTTGGCATGACCACCGATTAGGTGGATTAACCCATACCCATAAAACCCAAAACCGGGAATGTAAACATAGTGAACAAAGTGTAAACGCTTGGCTTTTAGTTTGTCGTCAGGGTTCCAGTTGCGCCGAATGGCAAGTATCGTCTGGGTTTGCTTCTCGACAGACACTACATAGGGTATAGCGATGCCGTTCTCGTCCCGAAGCGGGTCGTCTTCAATGTCCAAATCGACGTGCATCTCCAAAATCTGATATCTGTCGTCGTGAACAATGTTTGCTTCGTCACTTTGAGCCTTTAAATCGCTACGATCTACCGACCCATACTCTGGTTCGGGTAAGTCAATGTCTCGGTAAAAGCCAGCAATCTGTAATTTCTTGACTTCGTTGACTGTTTTCCGCATCACATGGGTGTAGCGCTCACAGGTCAGCAGATCTGAGGCCCCATAGGGCACCACAAAATCCTCGGCTGGGATGAAAACAGCGACTTGACGATCAAGATTTGGGTCAAAGTAGACCTTTTTGAAGGCCGAACCCGCCAAGGCTAGGCTCCACAACATTCTTTCGTGCTCTGCACGATACTCAGGCATCTTGACCGTGAGTTGGTAGTTCATGTCTTCACGGACACGGGCGGCTGCATCTTCCTTAGTTTTAGTGATTTTCCCAATAATCTGTGTCCGCACGGGGCCACTGGCAGGGAAAGTCTCCATGATGGAGTCGGCTTGGAAGCGAACTACGGCCTCAGACAGGATCGGGTGGAACACCCCGCATGCCCCTTCCCAAGGCTCCATGCGCTCTTGCATGTTTAAGCCTAGCAACTCTAGCCCGTCAAAGTACGTCTTTTCCCAATCTTTGCGGGAGTCCTTGTCCGTTTGGAAGTTTTCTAGCATTTCCCCTGCTAGGTCGGACAGGGCGCCTTCGTCCAAATACTCGGCTAGGTTGGCGGTGAACTCATCAATACCCTCGCCGCCCCCGCCCTTGGCAATCTCTATTTCTAGCCCCCCGGCCCGTATTTCTACCGATTCAGGGTCTTCAATCTCGATCTCAATATCCGGCTCAGAGGACATTAACTCTTGATCTAACCCCAACGGGGCTTGCGTTATAGCCTTATCGATTGCCATATCTCATCCTTTAGTAATACCCCTTGGAACGCCGCGACTTGAAAAAACTAGGATCATCCGGCTCATCGGATTCTAGGCGAATAAGCCCGCCATGCCGAAAGCGTATCAGAGCCTGTGTCATTGCGTCCACTAAGTCATCATGCTCGCCTGCTGGAAACGAAGCATACTCTTCTATTACCTCTTCTGCCCACCGAGCATCCGGGGCGTACACCAGACCCGAAGCAAAAATATCAGCAATTGAGTTGACCCGGGTAATCTTGTCATTACCCCTGCTTGGTATGTAGTCCTGCACAGGGATACCCATAGAACGCAGTTCATACACCAGAGGTGCACCGGCTGCTTTTGCTTCAATGATGCAACAGTCTGGCTCGTAGTCTTTATACAACTCAAGCGCTTTTTCTTTTAACTCTGGAAACTCAAGTCGCTCTTTAAACGCATCGAGCAAAATTATCTGCGGGTTCGGTGAATCTTCTGGATGAAAAATGCCAAGCGTTATACACGCACTAAAGTCAGAGCGGCTAGTTTTACTAAACGCTGTATCCCATGACTGAATAATGTAATCACACTTAGGTGGTTTATCGTGTTCCCACACCTTCCACCACTCACGTTTTATTAACGCACCTTCTGCACCTGTTGGTGCTTGCATGTACTGTGCGTTCCATTTGTGAATTGGTAGTTCATCTTTCAGTGCAGTTAATTCTTCTAGGCTCCAAAACTGAGGCCACAGTGGATTGCCACTTGGTAGGATCGCAGGTAGTTCAATTACTTCCCACTCTTCACCACCACGTTGCACACTTGCTTTAATTACTTGCGCTGTTAGATCACGTTTGCTCCAACGTGTCATCACCATCACGATTGATCCACCGGGTTGCAAACGCTGACGTGGGCCAGATGAATACCACTCGTATACCTTGTCGTAGATGTCAGGATTAACTTCAGCAAGAATCGCTTCTTGTTCTGAGTGCGGATCATCAATGATCAAGAGGTCTGCACCTTTACCTGTGACAGCGCCGCCCACACCAATAGCAAAGTATGTGCCGCCGTGGGAAGTGTTCCATCGTCCAGCAGCCTTGCTGTCTGACTGTAGTGAGACCTTGGGGAAGATGGCTTTGTAATTTTCACTGTCAACGAGATTTCGCACTTTACGTCCGAAGTCTGTTGCAAGTTCTGCGGTGTGGCTTGTCTGAATGACCTTTTTTGTAGGGTATTTTCCAAGGAACCACGCGGGTAGCAGGTAAGAGGCGAACTCAGATTTTGTATGTCGGGGTGGCATGTTGATGATGAGACGTTTAAGTTCCCCGCGAGCCACTCGCTCGAAGGCTTCTGCCATGATCTCGTGATGCCGTCCATGTATAAATGTCTCCCACATTGCATTGACAAAATCTAAAAATTTGTCTTGTGCTTTATTTTTGCGTTTGCGCTTGGAGAGTTCCTCCAAGATCTGTTTAGCAACCGCTTGTTTATCTATCGGTAGTTTTGGTAAGACCTGCTCAAGTAGTTCAGGACTAAGTTCGGATGCACCCATCTATTTATCTTCCGCATCCACTTCTTCTACTTCTTGTTCCTCTGCCTTAATCTCTTCAACGTCTTGCACTTCTTCAGACATTAACTGTTCTACCTTTGTTACTTCTCTTGCCTCTACATCAACGTAATCTTTAAATAGGCCAACTAACTCTCGCTCTAACTCTTCGGTTGACTTATTGATAATCGTGATCTGAGTGCGCTCGGCAAAAAGCCCAACGTCTGCAATCTTTCCAATTAACTCCACAGACTTAAGACGCACCTTGGGATCTGGGTCGTCTAGCATCTCAATTAGTTTATTAGTAGCGACTGTGCGTAACTGAGCGGCATCTTTTGCCACTTGCACTTCGTACTCTTCTAATAGTGCCCCTAACTTGATTGCCACCCCGGGTTTGAATATTTGTTTCGTGGTGGGCTTTACCTCTTGGGTTATAACTTGTTTAGCAAAGAGATCGTCCTCTTCCTCAAGTTCTATAGGCATACCCATTTCGTTTAGGCGCAACGCCGTAGCACAGGCTATTTTGGCCTTCTCGTAAACATCTTTGTAGTCGTAGTCCCTCAAAGGGATATCGACGTTTGCCTCGGGTTCGAGTAGTTGCATGAGCGGGGAGTGTAAAGAAATTATTGGGAAATGTGAAGAAGTTTAAAAAATAGTGAGTTTCCGGGGGGAGTTGAAAAATGGTGAGTTTCCGGGGGGAGTACCCCGGGGTAGGGAGGTAAATAAAAAGAAGGGGGGTGGGTCTGTGGGAACTTAATTAAGGACTTGGGAAAACCGCGAGTTAGGGGAGGGGGTTAGTAAAAGATATGTTGAGATGTTTAGAGAAGTTTGGATAAGGGGAACTATGACGGACAGTTGGTTTCAAAAAATGCTAATCGGGTGCGCGGATTAATGTGTTATAGCGGAGTCCCGCCCGGACAGCCATAGGGGGGGATGCCCCACCGGTAGGGGTCGCCGGGAACAAATCGGGTTTAGCCCAGTCCTAGCATTACCTAGTATTTACTAGGCGTTAACTTGGAGAATTAACATGGATGATCGCAATACACCTCAGTTCACTACCGGTGAACTACTCTACGCCCTTGACGGGCTAAAGCGTGAGCAGGGCAGGGTTCGCTCACATATCCAAGGCCTTGTGGAGAATCTGCATGAGGCTAATGCTCGCGGCGGTGCCGAAGAGGTTCAACACTTTATGGACTGGATCGTCCATGACGCAATGCACTCTGATAGGTTAAAAGCCCGTCAACGGCAAGCAGAGCACGCCATCCGAATCTTGAACCGTTTGGTCAAGGCCTTTAACCAACAATAACCGGAGACGGGCGGGGAAACCCGCCCGGTAAATACATGAGATCAATCACTATCAGTCCCGCATACGGCAGGGATTACACCAGTAAAGCCAAGGCACTGGCGGATTGGGATGCCAACAAGGATTTCGTTATTCAGGACATACGGTTGAGTGGATATGTTAGCAAAAGCCAAGTGCCTGATCTAATCCGCGATGGCATCAGTAAGATTATGTTGCGGTACAACAAGATGCACATGGTAGTTCTTCTAAAACTAAACTAAACGGAGACGGGCGGGGAAACCCGCCCGATTAGAACATGGGACATATGAAAGACAAAGACCTAGAGTTAGCAGAGAAAATCCTTTCCCTGATTCAAGAATTCCATAACAAATGGGAATTCGGAGAGATAACCGGCGGAGAGATGTATCAAAAGATGGTCGAATTTATAGCCAAAAATCCAATAGAGTAAAGGAATCAATATGAAGACCTACAACATATGGCAATTGCAAGACGATCTAAGGAATTACGGGTTTTGGTACTGTGTTTGGATGGGCAACGACCTGTGGGCAATATTCGTGGCATGGCAGATGATCAGGCACCACAACAAAAAATACTCCATGCTCACCTGATTCCCTGATTTCCAAGTTGGCCCGGCAGAACATCGCCGGGTTTTTTATTGCCCCTAGGGAACTGGTATACGTGCGCTCTCTCGCCTAGCCTCCATGCCGTCAGACAATCACGTTGTGACATCTTAGGGAACAAACAACCCGCAACCCGGTCTTAATCTTATGTCCTGCAATTCCGCATGACATCCCGGATAACCGGGCAACCTGACAACATACTGGAGAGTAAAATGTCAGATCAAACCGCAGTCGCAAGCGCCATTGGCGCAACCCAGCCCGTCCCCTTGACGGCCTTTCAAACAACCCTCGACACTTGGTTAGATGTATCCAAGAAAGAACAGGGTGCGGTCAGAAAAGCGGCCTTGATGGCGCTTGAGATCTTCGACAAGGATGATGGCGTCAAGCGCCGCTGGATCCTGAAGATCACCCGGACGGGTCACAAACCCGCCCAATTGGCCTATGACTGGGTAACAACCCAAGTCAAGGATCGCGCCAAGGCCGCTGGCGAGGTCAATGTCAACATGAAACTCAAGCGTTTCATGGATGAGGTCAAACAGGCCGCAGGGATCGCCAAACCCAAGGCCGGATCTTCAGGTAAGGAGGAGATCAAGTTTGTTGAGGAGGCCGCGCGGATGCTTCAAAACCACCTCTTCAAGACCGCCGAGGGTCAATGCCATGCCCTCAAAAACCTCTGGGATCACTTCCAAGAGGCCTGCATCGAGGATGGGGTTATCAAGGCCGACGCCTAGACCTCAACCCTCCCTTAACACCCCGGACTAACCCTCCGGGGTTTTTTTGCGCCCAAAAATAACGAAGTGACCGATCAGGTACTACGGCCCGATTTTCCCGCCGGGAACGGGTATCCGTGCGCTCTCTCGCCCAGTCTGCGGGCACACTCGCCACGAATCACAATGTGATTTCCCCTGCTTCGGAACTAATGCTCACTATCACTCTCTAACATCTTATGAAGCAAATAATTGTTTCATCTGTGCCGGCAGAACCGGATTTACTTTGGAGAGTAAAAATGAGTAATGAAGCAAAAGTAACAACTGTGATTTCCCCCGAAGCCGTACAGCAGTCTTTGTCCACGTATGAGCAATTGCTTGATAAGTTCTTTATAGCAGACGAAAAGGTAAAGGCTTCCGTTTCCGATGTGGCTAAACTTCTTATTGATCTTGCCCATAAAAATCCCACTGTGAAAAATCGGTGGCTTTTGAAAACTTCGCGCACCGGTAATAAAGAGGCTATGCAGTTCTTTACATGGGCACGCGATACGGCTGTGGCTCGCGCTAAGACTCGCGGGGAAAAGAATCCGAATCAAAAGTGGAAACGGATTATCGATACGGCTAAAGAAATGGAAGGGTTAGTAGTCGCTAACGACGGTTCTGCTAAGACTGAGTTCGAGTTTATCGCTGAGTTCGCACGCGGACTGCAAAACCACCTTTTCAAAACGGATGAAGGGCAGTGCCATTCCACAAAACAATTGTGGGAGCAATTGCAAGAAGCCTTCCTAGAAGACGGCTTGCTTAAAGCAGACGCCTAAACATCTTTAGCAGTCTTTAACAGCCCACTTCGGTGGGCTTTTTTGCGTCTGTCGTTTCCCGTCAAAAGTAACAATGTGATTATCCGGCACTACCCAGCCCTTTACCGCCCTAGAGAACGGGTATCTATATGCTCTCTCGCCCAGCCACGCAGACGCAATCACACTGTGATTTCTCAGGCACGCAAATGTTAGCAGACACTCACGGTATTTTTTTGTATCTTACTTTAATTTATTTATATCTTATCTATACTAATACTAATACTATACTATATCTTATTAATTTTTTAGTTTTTATTAGTCTCTCTCGGCCAACTCCCAATTAAACAATGATTTTGTACGGGTTTTTATTGAGCAAAAAAGGTTAAGAAGCCCCTCTCCTTTGCGCC